GAGGGCGCGCGTCTGCGAATCAATGACGACGTCCATGCGAAATCGCTTCTCCCAGCCTCCGTCGCCATCCGAGACCCGTTCCTCGCAATACTTCGCCATCTCGAGCCATTCCGAAACCGTAATAAGGTCGGAGGAGATATATTCGCCGAGGCCATAGCGAGAGGCCGTCAGAAGATCGCGCAGGCACCAGACAGGGTTTGCAGACCATCGGTCGACATAAGTCGTCCCGTCCCAATAGAGGACACTGTCGTCCGAGAATAATTTCCATTCCGAAGTCTCTGGGTCATAGTAATAATCGTCCCAATCAACCTCCTCGCCGCCCTCCTCGTCTAGGATTTTCGGAACCGAGACCTTGCGCCCCTTGACGACGCAAGTGACGTTCGGAGCCGCTCCCGATAGCTGATCCGTCGCGAGCGCCTCAATCCCGAGCAACGCGACGTTCGGATAATTTAGACGCTCCGTCGAGATTTCATCGACATAGGACAACTGAATATCCCCTTGCATCAGCGGGTCGAGGGAACTGTCATCGGAGGTTCTCGTTACCCTGATGTCGTATTGTCCAGCGGTCAGGCCGGACTTCCGAAAGACTCGAAATATCGCCGTCCTGCTCTTATCGCTTATCGTCGTCTCTCCGAGATCCGTATAGGACTCCTCGCTATGGAGTTTGTACTCGACCTTATATTTGACCTCCCACGCATTGATTGATCCACTCGAGGAGGCTTGGTATAGGCCTCCTCCGAGTGTGAATTTCAGTTCAAAGGCCTCGACATCAGTCCGGACTGTCGTATGAGTATAGGGACTATCCTTCGTCAGCATTGCGTTGACGGTATGAATGTCGTGAAGGTCATGGAAATTCGCGATACTCGCCTGATCGTTCGTCCCAAGCCTATCAGTCGTCAGGGTGATCCCAGAGAAATTCTCAGACGGATTCTCGTTTATTTCGACTGACGAAATCCCATCTATCTCCCCCTCCGAGAGCGATAGGAGCATATTCAAATACTGTTTGTCCCCGTCCGTCCTGACGAATTGATTGATGACGTTCCCGCCGACTCGATGCTCCCCGTAAACTATCGGGATCGGAGTTCCGACCGTCATCGTCGTCTGAATACCGTCCCATCCATAGGTCGGGGAGCCTTGCTCGAGGGAAGAACTCGCGCCGAGGTCTCCTGCATTCCCGTAGCTGGGGACGTTCGGTTTATTCGTCGCGGAATTTATCGCAATTCCAATCGCCGCTCCTATCATTGCCCCAATGACAAGCCCCCAGCCGATCCAAGCGACAGGGTCAAGGAAAGCCCCAATGACGGCGAACGTGATGATTGAGATTGAGATCGGCTCCTCAATCGCGGGGAGTATGAGGATCTCATCGCCATTCTTCGGGATATGAGCGTCAAGGTCTTTTTCCTCTATGCGCTTTCCCGTGACGACGATCCTCAAGTCCTTATGTTCAAGGCCGGAGGTCTCGAGGTAACGCCTGACAGGCCAGCCCGCGCAGTATTCGAGAGATACCGTCGTCCGGCCTTCCTCGCTCAAAAGGTTGGGGATAAATTTAATCGCGAGCATTTAATCTGTAAAATCCTTCCCGTTTCATCTTCCAGTTCCCATCATTAAGGTTTGATACGATAACGCCGACCCGACAGCAATGGATGAAGCGCTCTTGATCGAGCATCAGTCCGGCATGGTTCGCTATCCCGCGACGATCCAAGAACAGGACTCCGTCAAGGAACTCCGGCCTCTCGATTTTCCGCCACTGCCGCCAGTAATTCTCAATAAAATGATTCCCGCCGCGCCGAGCCCAGTCGACCTCATAGGCCTCGAGGTCAAAGAGATCGAATCCGAGATCGCGATAGATGAGGATGATAAGCCCCCAGCAATCAAGGCCAGATGTGAGCGATCGCCCTCGGTTGACGTATGGAATTCCGAGGTATTTTCCGATAACCTCCCGTTCATCAATCTTCTTGTTCATACGAATATCCTGTTCGTTGGAACACTTGGAAATGCTCCAAAGCGCGCGATATTATCCATGAGCGTCTCGCAAGTCGCCTTCCGCTTATCGCAAGACGCCTCCGATCCCGAATAACCGCATTCCGTCCCCTTAAATTTCCATCTGCAATAATTCCGGTTGTATTTCCCAAACGGGAGCGTCACGTCCATCAAATCCATCTTGCTCGTCAGAGTGAATTCGACGACCGTCTCCGTTGCCGAATACGTATCAATGTAGAGGATGAAATCGACATGGGCATCCGCATCGTCCAATTTATTCGCCCAGACAATCCTTATCGTCACTTTTTTCCCGCGAAGATCATAGGCCTCGAGGTAAGCCTGAATCGCACGGTTTACGTTCGCAACGCTGACGCGAAGCGCATCGACCTGTCCCTCGGAGTTCTCAGAGATTGGTTCGTGCTTTATCGGGAACTTGTAATACGTTATACCGTCATAGGTTACGTCCGAGTCATATTCGGCAAACGTCAAGTCATTGCTGGCTCCGTCATAGTCCTCAATCGTATAGAGGTAGATCGGTTTATTCTCAGCCGCGTTCTTCTCGGTCTTAAAATCAGAGTCCTGAGTTATCATGTGCCGGAGTCCTTATTTCACCTCAACGATTTCAAAATCGAACGAATAGATTCCGTAAGCACTTCTCGAGAACTGGAGCGTGTCCTCCACGAATCGAACCGTATATTCGACGTTATCGTTCGGATTTGTCCAAGTGAAGGAATCATAGGCGCCCTTTTGCGCGATGTAGAAATCCCGAACCGTCTCGAAATCAGAAGTGGAGCGGTTCCTAAAGACAAGGCGCCATTTCCTGCGAGGAGCGTTCCAGACGTTCCGTCTCTGTTCCGTCCCGTTCTCGAACTCTGAGACAAGCGTCCGGTTTTGGATACTCTCGTCAAAGACGTAATCCGGTGATGTCGTAAAATCGCTAGCCATAGAGTTTCATCGCCTTTCTGACCTCTCCGTTTCGCGCGATTGAGTTAGCGATTATCGCCTCCAGCGTCTTCCGGTTCCGCATGATGTCCGACGTATCCCATGCCTGAACGACAACGATCGGGCTGATCGTCGTTCCGCCATCCCCGCCCATGCCCTCGCCGCGATTCAGGCGCCGGAGGCGATCGGAACCGCCCAGCGCCGACATTCCGCGCCTCGAAAGGACGCCCTCTCCCGTCTGCGCGATGATCGGAACCTCATCCGGAGCAAGGCCGCCGTGCGCCTTGCGCGGATAGACCATGCCGCCGGAATGAAAAAAGAGAAGCGAACCCAGCCCCGGTACCGCCGCGTTAAGCGATGCCCTGAGGGCGAAGACCGCTATCGCTTGAGCCGCAATCCTCATCAAATCCTCTCCAAAGGCCGCTATCGCACTCCGGAGGCCGTGAATTTTCCCAGTTATGAAATCGAAAAGCGTATTTCCGAGGTTTGTCTTGAAGGCCTGTGCAATTTGTTTCGCCGTGTCCATTGAGACAGTCCGGAGCGTCATAAATGCCGTCTCAGCCTTTGCCGCGCCCTTCTCCGCTCCATCCGAAAAAGCCTCCTTTATCTTTGAAGCCATGTCCTTCATGTCATCGACGAACTTTCCAGACGTAAACCCCTGCGCCGCACTCTGAATCGTATCGAGTGCGTTTTGGAAATCTGCCGCCGCCTGATTCCATGCCCCACTCCAACCCTGTTGGATGACATTCTGGACAAACTGGAGCGCTTTAAAGGCAAGAGCAAGGGCGGCGAGGATTGGGACGAGTTTCGTCACGGCTCCGACAAACAGCAAGACGGCTCCAGAGGCGACCATGATCGCTCCTGCGACAAGTGTCCATGTCGTTATGTTCTCGCGGAGCGCCGGATCCATCTTCTCGTATATGTCGACAAGGGACGAGAGGATCGCATTAAATCGTTGCGTGACTGGGACGGCAGATTCGGCGAGGATCGTATTGAAGCGCTCCATGTTCGCGCTCGTCACGTTCAGTGTCGTCGCGACAGAGAAGGACGAGGCCTTTGCATTATTCATGGCCGCGACAAAAGGCGCAATCGTTCCAGCCCCGACGAACGTCATGTTCCGGCCAACCTGCTGGAGCTGGCGCCCGAGATGGATGCAGGACTGGTTAAAATTCGCGACAGCACTCGTCGCGTTCTTCATCTGCGGCGATAGCTGATCGCGCAGGATAAGAAGTATGTTTAGCTGTTGCTCCGCCATTTCTCCCTCGTCTGTTCCTTCTCCATCAGTTCTCCGACCCAGTAGTCGAGAAGGTCAAAGG